TGGCTCTCAAAACATGAAGGTGAGTTGTTTACCTGCGCCTACCACCAATGTCTTCTGCGTATGGTATGCTGTGCAAAGCGGCAAGTTGCGCGCGGATTGTCAAGGGTTGACGCCGGCTACGCGCGCCGTCGCGGGCCCGCCTTTCGTGAGTGCGCGGGCGATTGCGCGCAAGGGCGCGAAGTTGTGGAGGAACTCCATGGGAGCTGCGATTCCGCTACGCATGATGCTGGGGGACAAGACGTGGCTGGCGCGCAAGATGGACGCGGCGGTGACGTGGGGGAACAAGACCAGCGGCGCGGACAACCTCATAGCGAAGCTGTCGCCCGAGCCGCCAAAGCTGCCAGAGGCGCCAAAGCCGCCGCCAGACCTGGGCAATGAGGTGGTGCAGGCGGCTCAGCGCATGGAGCGTCTCCGCAACGCGCGGATGGGCCGCTCGAGCACCTTCCTGACGGGTCCGCAGGGCGCGCGCCCCATCAGCTCGCCGCCGAAGAACTCGCTCCTCGGAGGGTAGATGCTCGCCACGGAGACCGCCACCAAGCAGAAGAAGGCGCTGGCGTCAAGGCGCTCGCGGTACCTGAAGCGCTTGTCGGCTCTCCAGACTGAGCGCTCGACGTGGGACGCGCATTGGCGCGAGCTGGCGGACTACATCCTCCCGCGCCGCTCGCGCTTCCTCACGGCGGATCGGAACAAGGGCGGCAAGCGCAACGACAAGCTCATCAACCCCACCGCCACTCACGCCGCGCGCGTCCTCGCGTCAGGCATGATGGCGGGCATCACCTCGCCCGCCCGGCGCTGGTTCCGCCTCACGCTGCCGAACTCGTCGGTTGTGCAGAGTCAGGCGGTCAAGGCGTGGCTCGCCGCCGTCGAGGACGTACTGCTTGAACTCTTCGCCAAGTCCAACTTTTACAACGGGCTCGCGGACGGCATCTACCCGGACCTGGGCGTCTATGGTACCGCGGCGTGCATTCTCGAGGAGGACGACGAGGACGTAATCCGCATGTACCCGCTGCCCATCGGCAGCTACTACCTGGCGACGAGCTATCGTGGACAGGTCAACACCATCTTCCGCGAGCTTCAGTACACGGTCGCGCAGCTCGTAGAGCGCTTCGGGCTGGAGAACTGTTCTCAACGGGTGCAGGAGCAGCACGCCAACGGGGACCTCGAGGCTCCGATCGACGTTATCCACGTCATCGAGACGAACAAGGAGCTTGACTACAACCGCGCCGATTACCGCGGCATGCCGTGGCGGTCGTGCTGGTTTGAGAAGAGCGGCGACGACTCGACGGGCTTCCTGGCGGAGAAGGGCTACCGGGAGTTCCCGGTGCTCGCGCCGCGCTGGTCCGTGACGGCTGAGGACTCGTACGGCGCGTCGCCGGGCATGGACGCGCTGGGCTCCTGCAAGGCGATTCAGCTCATCGAGAAGCGCCGGGCGCAGGTTGTGGACTTCTTCTCCCGGCCGCCTATGGTCGGGCCGACCTCGCTTCAGAACGCCTCGCTCCTCCCCGGCGCCGTCAACCACATCGACGGCATGGGGAAGTTCGAGCCGGCGTACGTACCCCCTCCGCAGGCGCTGGCGACGCTGGACGGGTCGGTGTCGGTGGAGGAGCACCGTATCAACCAGACCTTCTACGCCGACCTGTGGCTCCTGCTCACGCAGAGCGACCGGCGTGAGGTGACGGCGGAGGAGGTGCGGGCCAAGCAGGATGAGAAGATGCTCCAGCTCGCTCCCGTTCTCGAGCGCCTCTCTGACGAGCTGCTCACCCCCGCCGTCGAGCGCACGCTTCACATCGCTATCCGTCGCGGGCTCGTACCGGAGATTCCCGCGGAGTTGGAGGGCGCCGACCTCAAGGTTGAGTTCATCTCCATTCTCGCGCAGGCGCAGAAGATCCTCGGCATCAGCGGCATCGAGAAGACGGTGGCCTTCGTCGGCTCGCTCGCCGCGGTGGATCCGAACGTCGTGGATGTGCTCGACACGGACATGGCGCCAGACATCTTCCGTCCGCAGGACGAGCGGCAGAGCCGGCGCGAGGAGCGCGCGAAGGCGTCGCAGGCGCAGGCGCAGGGTGAGGCGTCGCTCGCCGCGGTGCAGGGTGCAAAGACGCTCAGCGAGACGGACATGAGCGGTAGCTCGCTCTTGAACCAACTGATGCCCAACGTGACCGGCGCTGGAGGGCTCGTCCAATGAGCAAGCGTGGTCCGCTCGATGACCCGATGCAGGAGCAGCGCAACGCGCAGAAGCTGGCGGAGCGCGACCGTCAGAACCGGGATGACCTCCGTGCGGTGCTGGCGACGCCCGCCGGACGAAGGTTTGTGTTCCGACTGTTGGACGACCGTTGCAAGGTGAGCAGCGTCTCCTTCACCGGGAACTCGGAGACCTTCTACCGCGAGGGTCGGCGCTCTGTTGGAGTCGAGCTGATGCAGATCATTCAGGAGATCGCACCGGACGCGTGGCTGCAAGCGCTGAACGAGGAGATGACGGTTCGGGTGAAGGACCACATGTTCAAGGAGCAACGAAATGGCTGAAGAGACTGCCGTCCCCGCAACGGCTGACACCAAGGCGGGCGAAGGCACGAAGGAGACCCCGGCTGAGAAGGCTGGGGAAACGAGCCTGTTGGGCTCGGAAGACACCGCGGAGAAGAAGACCGAAGAGAAGCCTGGCGGCGAGGCTAGCGCCCAGGAGTCCGCCAAGGATATCGAGGTCAAGCTCCCCGAGGGTGTCGAGGCAGATGCGGTGCTTCTCGATGAGTTCAAGCCAATCGCCAAGGAGCTTGGACTCGACTCAGCGAAGTCTCAGCGGCTGGTTGACTTAGCCGTGAAGATGCAGAACCGCTGGGCTGAGAAGAGCCAGGAGCACTGGACGCGGACGAACCAGAAGTGGATGGAAGAGGTCAAGTCCGACAAGGACGTGGGTGGCGCGAATCTCCAGGCCAACCTGAGTGCGGCGCGGAACGCCATCAAGCACTTCGGGGGAGATGCGCTGCGTACGGCCATTGACGAGCTTGGCGTCGGCAACCACCCCGTGCTGTTCCGCGCGTTCGCCAAGATCGGCAAGGCGCTCGCTGAGGACAGTGTGGCTGGATCGAGTGCGGCCGGTGGGAAGAGTGACGAAGAGGCGCAGCTCGAACAGATGTACCCCTCGATGTTCAAGAAGGAAGACTAAATGGCTACTCTGGGCGCTACTTTCCCGACGCTCGTCGATGTGCTGAAGCGTATGGGCCCCAGCGGCGGCATCGACCGCATCGCTGAGGTGTTGACCAAGAAGAACCCCGCGCTGGAGGACTTCGCCTTCGTCGAAGGCAACCTCCCGACCGGGCACCGTTTCACCAGCCGGGCCGCTCTCCCGGGCCTCACCTGGCGCAAGCTGAACCAGGGTGTCGCGCCGACCAAGAGCCGCACCGATCAGGTGGACGAGGCGTGCGGCATGCTCGAGGCGTACAGCAAGGTGGACGTGGACGTGGCCGCGCTGAACGGCAACGCCGCCGCGTTCCGCGCCTCCGAGGACGTGTCGTTCGTGGAGGCGTTCAATCAGGAGCTGAACACGGGCCTGTTCTACCACTCCGTGCTCACCGCTCCCGAGAAGTTCCACGGCCTCACCCCTCGCCTGAACGCGACCTCGGGCAACCCGGCGTCGGCGCAGATCATCCAGGCGTCGGGCAGCGACGGTGGGTCGGACCACACCTCCATCTGGCTCATCCTCCACAGCCCGGACTCGGTGTTCTGCATCTTCCCGAAGGGCTCGAAGGGCGGGCTCTCGATGGAGGATCTGGGTCGGAAGCTCGTTGAGGACAGTGACGGCAACGAGTTCCTGGCGTACGTCACGCGGTGGCAGTGGAAGATCGGGCTCTGCGTCCGCGACTACCGCTACGTCGTGCGCATCTGCAACATCGACACGGGCGTCTGGCAGGGCGACCTGTCGGCGGGTCCGGATCTCGTGTCGCACATGATCGACGCCATCGCTCTCGAACAGCGGTACCTGTCGAGCGCGGTGCCGGTGTTCTACATGCACCGCGACACCTTCGCGATGCTCAACAAGCAGCTCCGCGAGCAGGAGGCGTCGTACCTCCAGTGGCTCGAGAAGGGCGGGCGCCTCATCCCGCACTTCATGGGTGTCCCTATCCGCGTCGAGGACGCGCTCACCAAGACCGAGTCCGCGGTTTCCTAGCGGTCAAGAAAGGACTACGAAATGA